CACATCCTGTTCGGTTCCCTGCGTAAGGGCTATGTCTGGAACTATGGCGAAGGCATCAGCATTGAAGCTGACCAGTCCGTAGCATTCCGCAGCGGCTCCACAGTCTACCGTGCAATGGCACTGTGCGACGGCGCGGTTGCAGACGAAGAAGCGTTCGCCTGGGCAAAGTGCTAAGTTAAACGCATCGGAGGCAAAATGAAAACACTTATCGCGATTCCGGCAATGAACCAGGTGCCGACACAGTTCGCAGCATCGCTGGCAGTGCTGCAGAAGGACGAGGACACCGTCATCGGCTGGCAGATCAGTTCACTGGTCTACCTGGCACGGAACACACTGGCAAAGGCCGCAATCGAGATGGGTGCGGACTATGTTTTGTGGCTTGACTCGGACATGACATTCGAGCCGGACACGCTCATAAGGCTGTTGAAAGACCACGAGGAGAAGATGGGCGACATAATCAGCGGGTTGTACTTCAAGAGAGTGCCGCCCTACACTCCTGTGCTGTATGAGGTGTTTGAAGCCGGGGAAACTGAATCAAGTTACCTGATACAGACGAAGATCCCGGACGGATTCTTCGAAGTGCAGGCGTGCGGCTTCGGCTGCGTGCTCACACCGGTGGAAGTCATCCGGGCCGTGGCGCATGAATACGGAGCACCGTTCACACCGATCAAGGGGAACGGCGAAGATCTTAGCTTTTGCTGGCGTGCGCGTCAGCTGGGCTACAAGATCGTAGTGGATCCGAGCATCAGCTGCGGGCATGTCGGCTACCAGGTCATAACAAAGAGTTTTTACGACAAGTTCGTAAGTTTTGGAGGATTGAATGAGTGATTTAATCGATAAAGCGAAGGATGTGCTGGATGTCACGTCCACCACGTTCGACGAAGAAGTCGAAGACCTGATCGATGCAGCCATGCTCGATCTGGGTATTGCCGGCGTCGAATATGCCAGCGTCACGGATCCTCTTATCATCCGTGCCGTACTTACGTATGTGAAGGCTCACTTCGGTGAACCCGCAGAAACCACATATCAGCGCCTGAAAGCGTCATACGACGAACAGAAGGCACAGCTGCAGATGGCCACCGGATACACTGACTGGGGTGCCGGTGCAGAGTGCAATGGATGATAAGCGGAGAGTGATCTCGCTGATCGCCGTGACTCATGATCGAGATTCCATCGGCCAGATCGTCCAGGTAGAGACGAGGACAGAAGTGATCTGTACATTACGCAGTGCGTCGTTGTCGGAGTGGACGGATGCAGGGCAGCTCGGTTTGTCTGCCCAGTATCAGGCGACGATATGGTCGGCGGAGTACCACGGCGAAGAGATTGTGGAGATCGGCACGAAGCGGTACAAGGTATACCGCACATACGAAACCGGGCGAAAGATCGAACTCTATCTGGAGGAGATGGTCGGTCATGATCAAGGTCAGTCCGAATCAGCTGGCTAAAGAGATCCTGAAGGAGCTTGATACATACACCGAGAGCGTGACGGAAGCAGTCGATGAGGCTGTCGGAGAGATCGCCAAGGAGAGCCGGAAGAAACTCCGGGAGATCAAGTCCGTGCAGGGCTCCAATGTCTGGCACAACTATCCGAAAGGGTGGACGATCAAGTCCAAAAAGCGCAAAGGCAGACGGGAAGAGACGGTCTGGAACTCCAGGTATTACCGTCTCACCCACCTGCTGGAGAACGGTCACGTAATCAAAAACGGAACTGGGCGCACATATGGACGCACCAGAGCGTTCGAACACATCGGTCCGATCAACGAACAAGCACAGGAGAAACTGCTGAAAGCAGTGCAGGAGGCGATTGAAAAAGGATGACACTGGAAGACTTTGTCGCAATGTTTGAGAACGTAGGCATGCCAATCGCCTTCGATCACTTTAAAACAGCGCAGAAACTGCCGTACCTGGTCTACATCGTTTCAGCGAATGACCAGTTCGCAGCAGACAACAAAACTTTCCATTCCGTACCGGTGCTGCAGCTGGAGCTGTACACGGAGCAGAAGGACATGGAAAAGGAAACAGCCGTCGAGACAATCATCGACGACTTTTTTTACACAAAGGAAGAAGAGTATCTGGACGACGAGCAGATGTACATGGTCGCGTACAGATTCGTTCTTCAGAAGTAAGGAGAAAAAATGGCAAACAACAAGGTTAAGTATGGTCTGAAAAATGTCCACTACGCAATCTACAACAGCACCAGCAATACCTATGGCACACCGGTCGCTGTTCCCGGAGCCGTGAACCTGTCCCTGTCTCCGGAAGGCGAGAGCAACACGTTCTACGCTGACAACGTAGCTTACTACGTAACACAGGCAGACCAGGGCTATTCCGGCGAACTGGAGATCGCAACCATCCCTGATGCAATGCGCAGGGACATCTGGGGCTGGACACTGAACACTGACGGTGTTCTGGTCGAAGACAACCAGGCAGCAGTCGCTACATTCGCTCTGCTGTTCCAGATCAACGGAGACGCTTACAACCGGCACTGTGTACTGTATGCATGCTCTGCCGGACGTCCGAACATCAACGGTGCCACGATCGGCGAGCAGGCAGAACCTCAGACAGAGACGATCGACCTGACAGCAATGCCGAGAGCTACAGACGGAATCGTTCAGGCTGTTACAACTGACACGACAGCCACAGCGACAGTGGCCGGCTGGTACAGCGCAGTCTACACAGGCTAAAACACAAAGGAGGCAAATCATGGCGGTGATTAAGGAAGTAAATATCGACGGGAGACCGGTGAAGTTTATGGCATCGGCCAGAACGCCGAGGATCTACAGACAGAAGTTCGGAAGGGACATCATGGTCGACATGAAGTCCCTTTCGGACCGTTTTAAGGATCTCGAAGGGACAGACGGCCAGCTGAGCGTGCTGGATCTGACGATATTCGAGAATCTCGCGTATGTGATGGCAAAGCAGGCAGACGACAGCATTCCGAACACGATCGACGAATGGCTGGACGAGTTCAGCACGTTCGACATCTACGAGGTGTTCCCGGAACTGATGGATCTGTGGAAGATGAACAAGGCAGGGCTGTCACAGGCTAAAAAAAAATAAGACAGACTGAACGAGAGTTCAACACGGCGGTACTGGAGCTCCGGATGGGGCAGTTGGGAATAGCCAGCATCGCTGATGAGTATACGGTTGGAATGGTGCTTGATCTGCTTGTAGAGCAGGCGAACGACCACGAAGACTATGACATTATTGCAACACAGGATGACATCAATGCCTTCCTGGGGAGGAGAGTTTAATGGCGAGTGACGCAAAAGTACGGGGCATAACCATAGAGCTCGGAGCAGATACTTCCGGAATAAGCAAAGCACTCGGACAGTTAAACGGCGAGATCAACAAGACTTCTAAGGAACTGAAGGATGTTGAGCGGCTGCTTAAACTGGATCCGAAGAACACGGAACTGCTCGCACAGAAGCAGAGATTGCTGACTAAGGCCATCGGCGAGTCCGAGAAGAAGGTAGAGTCGCTGAAGCAGGCACAGGAGCAGCTGGGCGAACGGACCGAGAAGAACGCTTCGCAGTGGGATGCTATCGAGCGCGAGATCATTGCCTGTACGAAAGAGCAGGAGAGATGGCGCAGTCAGCTGGACAAAGTGCCGGGCACGATGGACAAGATCAAAGCATCTGCCGAAGCCATCTCGCAGGTGACCGGACAGCTCGCAGAGAAGACTGCCGGAGTCAGTAAGGCTGCAGCGGGTGTTCTTGCCGGAGCCCTGGGCATGGCATACAAAGCCGGACAGTCGGCGGACGAGATCAACACACTGGCGAAGCAGTACGGAGTCGCGACTGATACGATCCAGAAGTTCAACTACGCTCAGGAGCTGGTCGATGTCAGCACGGACACGATGCTGTCCTCGATGAGCAGACTGACGAAGCAGATCGGAGCAGGGAACTCTGCCTTCGAAACTCTGGGCGTTTCGATCAGAGACGCGAACGGTGAGTACCGGGCAACGGAAGACATCTGGTACGACGTGCTCCAGGCACTGAGCGAGGTAGAGAACGAAACAGAGCGTGACATCCTTGCACAGGAGCTCTTCGGAAGAAGCGCAGCAGATCTGGCTGGTATCATCGATGACGGAGGAGCCGCTTTAAAGCAGTATGGTGAGGAAGCCGAGAAAGCAGGTCTGATCCTCGGACAGGATGCTCTTGACTCTGCAAACGAGTTTAATGACGCTCTGGATCAACTTAAATCGACAGCCGGACAGGCATTCCTGGAAGCGGGCACCACACTGGCGACAACACTGCTGCCGCACCTCGAGAAGCTGGCAGAAGTGCTGAAGCAGGCGATGCAGTGGTTCGCATCCATGGACGGCGAGACACAGTCATTCATCCTCACGATGGTCGCACTGGCGGCAGCACTGTCTCCGGCGCTGAAACTGATCAGTACGATCACCGGCGCAGTTGGTAAGCTTTCCGGTGCAATGACCTTCCTGTCTTCACCGATCGGCATTGCCGTACTTGCCATTACCGGACTGATTGCTGCAGGTGTGCTCCTGTACCGTCACTGGGACGAGCTGATGGAGTATGCCGGGAAGCTGAAGCAGAATCTGTCCGATAACTTCGCCTCTGCCAGGGATGCAGTTGTCGGAGCGTTCACAGCTATTGTCCAATGGGCGCAGGAAACTCCGGCGAAGATCGCAAACGGATTCCTGGAGCACATCGGAATGGTAGTCAGTGCAGCGCAGCAGCTCGGGCAGGCGATTCTGGACAAGCTGGCGGCATTCTTCACGCAGATGAAGCAGGTCGGTCACGATCTGATCACCAAGGTCAGGGACGGTATCAGCGATGCGTTCAGCGGCATCAAGCAGTTCCTGTCTGGCATCGGCTCGGCGATCGTAGACGGCATCTGGCAGGGTATCAAGGGTGCGATCGGAACGTTCACCAACAACGTGAAGGGATTCTTCTCCGGGATCGTCGACAGCGTCAAGAAGGACCTGGGCATCCAGTCACCGTCCAAAGTTTTCACCTATATCGGTGAAATGATGGGCGAAGGTCTGTCTGTTGGATGGGAAGATGCGATCCGGGATCTTAATCCGTCGTTGGATGTCATGGCAATGGCAACCGGCGCAGCAACAGCAGCCGGATCCACGTACAACTTCACTAACAACGTCAACCTGCACGGCGAATACCATGAGCGTGACGGGCTGATGATGGCGATGAGCATCGACAAGTGGTTAGGAGAGAGGGTCTAATGGTAAGACAGTTCAAGTTACAGAACGCGCTGGGTCAGACCTTTGACCTGATGAACAGAGACGCATTCCTCTACACACCTGATGGCCTTGGCTTCCGGATGGACTCCGAGTTCTTCCAGATCGGCAACACCTACCAGCTGATTGAGACGGAATCGGCGCAGAAAACTCCTGCCGGCATCATGGTGTTCAAGGACTACGCAATGTACCGGCAGTTCGCTGATTTCATTAACAATACGCCTCTGAAGCTGATGTACAAGCCGCAGAACGAATGGTTCTATCTGGACTGCATCGTCTCCCGGCTGACAAAGGCGGAGATCGACTACCGGGACAACCGGCTGAAGTGCAATGTAGACTTCCAGGGCATGGGCAAGTGGTACATCCCGCGCCAGGCACAGCGGTCCGGAACTGAAGTTGCCAACTCCAAGAAGTACACGTACAGCTACGACTACGCATATGCCGATTCCATCACCGGCACGATCAACATCGTTAACAATTCCTCGGAAGACTCACCGACGATCATCACGATCCATGGAGAGATAACAAATCCGTCCTGGGCACTGATTGTCAACAACACAACCATCCAGTCCGGATCCGTTGCGGCAACGATCGCCAGCGGAGACAAGCTGATTGTCAATTCCAAGGACAACGAGCTGGAGATCGGCGAGTACACGAATGCAAACATATTCGTCCGGAACCTGTACCAGTATTCGGATTTCACTAAAGATAACTTCATCTACGTGCCGCCCGGATCCAGCACGCTGCGAGTAACGGGATCCGTGCAGGATACGATCGATGCCTGGATCGAGATAGAGGAGCTGCATGAAACGGTATAGGGTCGATGTGTTCGACCGTGCGTTCAACTTCAAGGACATGGCACAGACATCGGAGCCGACGCTGATCGTCGACTACCTGGTGCAGTCATCGTCCCAGGTGCAGATTCCTAAGAAGATGAATGTCAGCATCGGGGACTACGCACAGATCCGGGATGCAGAGGGTGCGATGTTCCAGGGCATCGTTACCAATTTCGCTTACGATGGGAAGCTGACCGAGCTGACGCTGGCACAGATGTCCAAGCTCTTGGATGTCGAAGTGTTCGCCGATGTCTCCGGTCTGGCTTCCGGCATCGAGGCGTGGATGGATGCGCAGCTGACTGCGGTATACAACAGCACTGATGCAGCGCAGAATCTGACCGGGCTGACGATCACCCACACAACGACCACAGCCGGATCCTATCCCGCAAGCGTGGAGGGCATCTACAACCTGTACGATCTGGCGGTCCATTTCTTCAAGGTGTACGGGGTGATCATCGATGTCGGCTTCGACATACCAGCCAAGAAAGTGACATTCAGATTCCGGGTGGTGAACACAGGATCCATCTGGAAGCTGGAGACGAAGCTGAAGGATGTAGCCGAGTATTCGGTCAACGCTTCGACAGCCATGGAGTACCCGAACAAGATGGTGATCCGGTCGGAGGATGGTCTGGACAGCGCTACGTATTATTGGCACCCTTCCGGCTTCAGCGGCACGGTGGACATGGACGGATCCGTGAACAGGGTCCAGCCGGTCCTGTCCAGGTGCGCTGTTGTAGCTCCGGAGCAGGGGCAGACATTCGCCGAGGCAGCGTACATCGAGGCGGTCAACCAGATGTACCAGTCTCAGTACGATGACCAGATCGAGATCATGTTCAACAGCTCATCGAAGCTGGTAGAGGTCGGCAGGATCGGGCAGCTGTACACGATCATCGACGGAGCCACGAGCTACAACACGGTCCTGACGGGCTACCAGAGGCTCAACGATAAATACACACGCATGACGTTCGGTTATGTCCGGACGAGACTAACACAGATTCTTCAGCAGGAAAGGAGAAGAAATACATGAGAGTAATCAGAGCAACCGGCGAGAACATTTCTCCGTCCGATGACGGTTCCCTGTTCCAGAACATTCTGGGCAACGGCCTGTTTGAAGATGTGACAATTACCTCGCTTGGATCCAACCAGGTGAGCGTGCCCGCGCTGTACGGGATCCTGCAGGGCCGTGAGTTCACCAACGCAGCCGAGACGCTGAGCGTAGTACTGCCGGGATCCGGAACGGCGACCGGATACATCTATGTCCAGTACGATCTGGCGGCGAACCCGATCGGCACGCTGGAGAGCGCCCTGGCACCGTTTACCCCGGTTCTGGGTGACATCAACAGTACGGACACCGTAGCACAGATGGTAATCGCAACATATACCGCGTCAGCTGTTGCCGTGACTGACATCCAGCCGGCTTATGACATCGCCGTTGCCCGCGGCAGCCGTTACGAGGCAACCATCACATTGTCGGTGGCGGACTGGTCCAGCGACCTAATCACCATCACGGATGCGCACATCGACCCGAATAAGATGAACATTCTGTCTTACCCGTCTACACTGAGTGATGCCCAGTACGAGGCATACCTGGGTGCGCAGATCCGTCCTTATGGCGCAATCGCATCCGGCTCCATGCAGCTGAAGGCTGTCGGCGGAGCGCCGTCTATTGATCTGCCGATGCAGCTGATCGTGAGGAACTGATCATGAGTGTAGTGAATATGCTTCCGAGCGGTGCCAGCCTGGTCAACAACTACTACATCTTCGGTGAGCAGGCCCGGAAGCTCACCGACAGCAACACCAGTAATATTGTGTCCATTACCGGCACAAACAGCACGATCACCGGAAAGATGACATCTCCCTGGCACGACTGGGAGGAGTGGAATTTCGGCGGCACGAATAACATCGTCGTACAGTTCACGAAGCCGGTCCGGGCAGCCAGGCTGATCTACGAGGCATACGCGCAGAATTACGATTCGAGATATGTAGTCTGGGTAGCTCTGGATGGCTCGAACGACGGGTCCACATGGACAGAGCTGGTATATCAGGATGTTGGAAAAGACAACTCTCACAGTTCTACTCCTCATGTTATCCCGCTGACTGTCAAGGGCTCATACCAGTATTACCGCTACAGGATCAATGTAAGTGGATACATTTTCTGGCGGCACCCGTTCGATATCGTAATTGAGTAAAGGAGGAACCGATATGAAAATCAGTGAAGTTTATCCCGAATATGTATTCCAGAGACTGCAGAAGTACAGAGTCGTTGCGGTCGATTTCAACACCGGGGAGTTCCTGGAACTCGCATCCAAGACGGTCGGTTTCGTCCAGAAGCTCATCTCGAAGCCGAACGTGAAGTTCTATCAGATTGAGGAGGAGTAGTCCATGATCACTACGACACTATCTGCAAGCAGTCTCTGCAAGTCGCAGGTAATCGCTCTGGGGCGGCAGCTGGAAAATAACTACCGCCAGATCATCTTCGATTGCAGTGACTTCAGCGAAACGATCACCGGGATCACACTGGTGCATCAGCGCAGTCAGGACACTGCACCGTACATCGTCGACACGCAGACCGGCACCAGCTTCACCTGGACGATCAGCGACACGGACACGCTGTACTACGGCTATGGCAAAGGCGAGATCCGGATCAGCTTCGATACCGGACTGGCGAAGAGCATCGCCTTCACGACCATGACCATCAAGAGCATCACTGCCGACACCATCATTCCGGATCCTCTCCAGTCGTGGTATGACAACATGATCGACTACATCGATCGGCACAGCGTGACCATTGATGAGGTTGATCAACTGGTGGCTGACTATCTGGAAGAGCACCCGATAGAGGCACCGGTCACAAGCGTGAACAGCATGACCGGCGATGTGGTTATCACTGCTGCATCCCTGGG